GATACCGCTGGCGTTGCCGCGTCAGCTACGTGAAAGGTATAACTTGTACCAGCTGCAACTGTTCCAGGCGCATTCGCCATGAAAAAGCTACGACTAGTCCAGTCAATCTTGGAACGGTCTTCTAGGAAACGAAAAACCGAATCGTCAGTAGGTACTTTACTTACCTTGCTTAAGTATACAAAGAAGGGCGATTCTTCTGGTGAGAGGTCTGCTACTCTGTCTCCAAAATTATATAATCGTCTAACGTCAGGCGTAGTACCATGAGCACTTGCGTGACTATTTGACGAAGCTTGGACGACATCTGTAGTTTTTACTCCACCTTGAGTAATTGCCATTTTACACTCCTTTATTGTTTAAGATTTACGGTAATCTTCCATGAGTATTCGCTCCCATAATTCCTTCCCACGCTGAATCCGAATCATTCTTCGGACGCATTCTTGGGTCTTGGCCTTGTATGGCCCCAGGACTTTGGGGAGCTTTCTTAGAAGCTCTTACCGCTTCAAGTGAGTCGTAAACGCCCTGAGATGCTTTTTTACCGTTGACATCCTGCCAAAGTTTTACAAGATTGTCCAAACCGACATTTTCTTTCGGTTGTGTAACAAACTGTAAAAAGTCTTTGACTTCTGTATCGGGCATCTTATGAACGTTCTTTAACTCATTTATAGTGTTATTCAAGGCAATTGATTCATTCATTTGACTCAAGTGGCCTTCAATAGCACTGGACACCGTCTTTTGTTCCTGAGAAGCTCTCATTTGATAGGACGGTGAATCCGGCTTGTAATAGGCATCCCAAGGATTAAATTCTTCCTCGGATACATGAGGAACTTCCTCTTTCTGCTGATTAACAGTTGCTCCCTGATTGTTCTGTTGCATCTCTACCGCAGTGCCAAGGGCATCTTCAAGCTTAGTCAGATTTGACTGTGACCTGTCATATAATGACTGCCACTTTTTGCTTTCATTCTCCCAATCTACGGGTAAAGTCTCACTTTCCGAAACAGTCTGAGGGACACCTTCGTATCCAGCCTCAGTATACGCACTATTATCATCAGCAAAAGGATTGACTCCATCAGTCCCGACTACAGTGTCAGTTACTACACTTTCGTCGGAATTTGCTTCAGCTATATAATCTTCCATTATTTTCCTTTCTACAATGTTTCGAGTTCTTCAGGAGCAGAACCTTCGCCTTCTTGCATTTTTTCTACAATAGGCTTCAATTTCTCCAACTCGAACTTCACTGTATCGGCAAACTTATTTGTTTGCACTTTTTTGTCTGCTTTAGCGTCTGCCCTGACACCAGCAAGGTCACGTTTGAATTTCTCAACCGCGACCCGCTTCTTGTCCTGAACAGACTCCCTTTGTGCCGTCTGCAGGTCTCCCCGCAATTCTTTGACTTGTTGTTGCAACTGTTCATTAGCCTGTTGCAACTGAGCAATCTCACTCATTCTTGATAAAATACTTTCTTTATCGAATATTTCTGGGTTCTTTTTCAATACTTCAGTCCTATCCACAAGTCCAGCCTGATATGCTTCAAAGTATACTCCATACTCAGCCCATTTACTTGTTGGTAATGTTGACCCTGGTTCTATTCTTATGTCGTGTTGACCAATATTGTTCCTGTCTTTCGCAATATCCATCACAGTCTCAGTCATATCAGTATATAAATTGACCGAAACTTCATTTATATTATTGTTAGGCTGAATCAGCCTGAAAATCTTTTGAAAAGTATAATGTCCCTTTGAAAATGCATACATGACCCTGCCAACGATGTTCACACCGAACTCAATATCACGAAGCTTGGACTTAGGACGTTCAGACCCAAGCATTAACATTCTTTCAGTACCCCTTACAGTTTCAGGAGCTTTCTCTGAAAATCCATGCATCATCTCAGGAAGACCAAACACAAAATCTATGTAAAACTCTGCCTGTTCAATCAACCTATAGAACTCAGACGCCAGCGGTGTCGGAGCAGGATAATGTGGTTCTCCCTGTGAAGTATCAATTTCAATTACTGCATTTGGATTCGCCCAATCTTTTTCAAGTTGGTCAAGTCCATTGATTGCACTTCCAAGTGGAACTAATAGTTTTAATCCGGCAGATGCCTGAGCATGAGACATGGCAAGAGACCATAACTTGTTCAGTAGTCTCTGCATTGGTCTTGTGCGCGACACATCCGATTTAGGATATGGAGTGCCAGACCAAATATTAGGAAGAGGAATTATAGGGTAAACATCAGTATTTAGAACAGATTCGTATAAAACCACTTCGCCAACTGTTGCAACAACACCGATACGAGTTTGGAGAACTTCTTCAAAACTCATTAGCCCACGCTCAAACACACCGGGATTTTCTTCAAGAAAAGCTGCGAACTCTTCATCATTCAAAATCATTTCTTCACCGCTTCGTGAATCCACTACACGGTAAAAAGGTACTTTAACCTTAAAAAATCTTTCAAGTATCTGGTATCGTTCAGAAGACCAGTTATCTAAATCCTTTGCTTCTGCAGGTGTCGTAATCGACATACTGTTCTTATTCTGAGCATTTGGATAATCTTCCTCAGAATATGAGGAAATCTCTTCAATCAGGCCAGGAATCAATTCTCCAGTCTCTTCATCCACCTGGGCCCCAAGAGCAGGATAAAGGTTTATAATTTGGTCACCAGTAAGAATAGTAGACAGGATAAGAGAATCAGCATCGGCAAAGAACCTATCCCTTGATGATGGCGGAGCATAAACTCTAAATGGGTTAATTGAAGTAAATTTTACTTCCCCACGTCCAAAATCAGCTTCATTGTCAATATACACATACAGATAACCAAGACCTGTAACAGCATAATTATGTATCGCATCTTTCATATGCAAGTCACCATCGGATATCTGCCATACATATCCAAGTATAGTTCTCCATGCACCTGCTATTTTGGTATCTGAATCTTCTCTTGGAATTGCAGTAAAAACGGGAGGCTTTGCAGTAATAACGCTTTTTAGCTTTTCAATAGCCGGCGATATCCTGTCCATTGGGACATCAGCCTGATTACGTGATTGAAGCTCTTGTGACTCTGCACTAGTAAAATGATTCCCGTGGTAGAAATCTACATCATTACGGGCATCAGTTTCCCAATCAGCACGAGCATCACGCCACCTTCTGTGCAGCTCTTGATTTTCCTTAGCGTGAGGATGAAGTTCTATTGCCATTTATTATACGACCTTATAATTAAGCGGAAGTTAAATGCATTTTTCATACAATCAAAGCATAAAACGCTAAAATCGTCTAAAAGTTTCATATTAGCGTCTAGCACCGGTAAGCCAGTTATAATAATTGCGTATTTTCTTACCGCTTGTTTTGCCTGCATTCATCTCTTTTACAGAGATAGTTGTACTAATTGGAGCCTTAGCATAATAGTCTGCATAATACAAACCATCCATAAGGTCATCATGTTTTGGAACAGGATGTTCAAACATCTCATCCACCAGTTCGGTCATTTCTCTGCGTATATAAAGTTTCTTGTTATTTACAATAGGGCCCAGTGACGTTTCAAGTCTATCGGCTTTTTTAATTCCTGGAGGTGGTTTAACACCTTTGAATATACCAGGTATCAATCTTCTATCTGAAATTGCCATTCTTTCCACCATATCACGAACCATTTCCTGAGCTGCTACTGTTTCGATGGTTACGCGTCGTACAGGACTGTATTTCTTGGATATACTGATAATTTTCTCAGGCAGGTCGAATGTTGGTATTCTTTCACGGTAATACTCTAAAACATAACGATTCTTATTTGCATCAATACCAATTACCATTATAACCTGAAAATCAGACCTCTGAGTAGCAGTAGCTGCAATATCAACACCAATATACACATGAATTGGAATTGCATTGTCATGCTCGACTAAATAAGCAAAATTGTTAGAACTTTTAAATACACCACTATGATACTTAATTCTATCTGTTTTAAACGATGCTGATGACAAATCACGAGCATCATTCATATATTCCTGTGCAAACTTGTTTACAAGTCCTGCTTCTATAAATTCTATCTTTTTAGAGTCCAGTTTGGAAATTGGGAACTGTTCGGGCCAAATCGGCTTACTATCCTGAATTGCCCTGTAAAACGTAACATCCCACGGATAATCCCTTTCTTCCCTGTTTGCAAGTTGATAACCATCCCAAATCATCTGCAGGAAGCTATCATAGTGTACAATAGTCCCACACAGCCATATCCAGCCCTCCCTACCTGGAGATTCCTCTAAAGCGGGATATACCGTTGAAACAATCCATTTCTTGATTTCATCACGTCTTTCAGGTGTTTTTGTATTTAATTCAGATTCAAAGTCATCAAGTACGATACCAGTGTAACGAACATCAATTTCTGTACGTCCACGGAGTCTTTGCGATGTACCCTTTGCTATAATCCTATCTCCCTTAGCACTTACAATATCTTTTTCAGTCCACCTGTTTCCAACTGAATCACCAGCCAGATTACCAAAGTAGTACCGAATTGACTCGTTATATTCCAAATGGCTCTTAATATATTTCAAATGGTCAATAGCCTGTCCCTGTTCTTCCGCTACCCATGCAATAAACTGCCTATCACCTTTCGGTGAAAAGCATATTTTATGAAGAATCGCTGCTTTTGCCAGTATTGACTTACCAAACCCTCTTGGAAGGATATTACAGATACGGGCTCCAGGCTTAGTGGAAATCAGCTTTTTGGACACTTCTGAGTGAAAATCAGGAGATGAGCTCTTATTTAGAAAATCAGCAGGCAAAAACGCCCTACCGAAATAAACCAGGTCATTATAAGCTAGTGAAAGGACTTTATCCTTTTCTGGCAAATTAGATACGATATTCAATTTACTTACTTGGTTTCCATCCATGTTTCTAAGCATATCCTTTAATTTCTGAATAAACGTCCAAATCTCCAACATCAATCAGATTATCGTTATAATCATACAATGAACTACAATGCGGACATATCCATCCTGCAACCATATT